CTACTTCTGAAGTTTTATCAGTTGAGCCATCGTCAATAATAATAAGCTCGAAGTTTTTGAAAGTTTGGGATAGAATAGATTTTATTGCTTTGGGTAGATATAATTGAGAGCGATTATGGGTTGAGATAATAATTGAGATTTCAGGTTTATTCATTAAACACCTTCGAAACTATCTTTTTTATCTGGATGCTTTTTAAAATAGTCCCTGCGTTCCCTGAGAGCCCTTTTACGACCCTCTTCCCAGCTTTTCCACCTACCACCCCTAGTCCATTGTTTTTTCCGTCTTAAAACCTCATCTAAGATATCCTGTTGCTTTTCTGCGCCAGAAGTCTCATATTCGGCTTTTTCTCTTCTGGTAAATTCCCAGGGTGGTTTTTCTCTAATAGTTATACTCATATTTTCATATTGATAGGGATTAGAGTGGGTCGACTAATATATTAATCCAGTCGAACTAATCCACTCTAACTCCCTATACTCAATCACTAACCTGCGTCAACTACTCTGCGTTGCGTCCAACAGAGTGATATAACGACACAGCATAATTGCTGTTCAACACTCTTGCGCCAAAAGTAGTTTTCCAAGCTGCTGATGCTAACTTATTAGTTGGGTCTGCCGAACCAGCTGAACCTAATGGTTTCCAAAAGGTCTCTAAATTCTGGAACTTAGTTACTCCAAAATAATCAGCACCAGTAATCAAGGAAACTTGAATTTCACCCGAAGCAACAATAGCAGATTGGTAGGTAGAATTCTCATTCTTAACATAAGCATTTCTGCTCTGTAAGAAACGGACACCATACAATTTGCCTACTTCAGCGGTGAAAAGCTTGTCTGCCCCTGCGTATTTGTTAGCTTCAACCCAAGCACCAGTTGTCGTATCACTTTGAAGGTCATAGACCGAATCAGGAGAAATAACGGCAACCCACAAACCCTCTGGGTTAATGGCTTGTCCTTCTCGACCACCAGCAATTAGTTTTGAGCCAACTGGAAGAGCATTATTACGCATCAAAGTTCGGGTCGCTTTTCTCAATTCAGAAACAGATAAAACACCTGTTTGAGGAATAGTAGAATAGAAACCAACAGCAGAATCAGAGAGAGTTGCCATTCGGCGAGTTCCGCCAATAGCAGCAACATCTCGGACAACTTTGTCAATTGCTAACCCAGCTTGATAACCAAGCCTTTGGTAAGCAACTTTCTTTAAGTCGTCTTTTGAACCTCGCAGTAAAACATCCGTGAGCTTAACCGCACCAGCGTATTGAGCCACAGTGCCTGTAACCTGCGTGGCGGACATACCTTCCGCAGTCGTTGCTGTCCCCTCTGCTTCTGGAGAACTTCTGTCGCTTAGATTATCATAACGAGTCCAAACAACTGAATAAGCATTCTCCCCAGCAGGAACAGTTCTATTTCGCTGACCTAACTGTTGATGAACAAGTTGTCTTTCAGCAGTATACAAGAGCAGATTCTCATAGAAATTCGCCTTATACGATTCCGTAAGAATTGCTCTGGTTGTTTTTATATCAGCCATACTTAATTACTTTCACAAGGAGACTTGTGTGTTTCCTCCTTTCTCTAGGATTTTGGGTTTTACTCCCAAAGTCCGTGATCCTTTAGATACTTTTCTTTCTCGTCAAGACTCATACTTTCAAATGGTTTCTGTAAAGATTCCACTTCTGGTTCAGAAGGGGATAAAGCTTCTTCGGATTTCTGTTCAACTAATTTAGCTGAAACCTCATCCTCGCCTTCCTTCTTCCCCGCTTGACGGACTTCCATAACAGTATCGACAAAGTCCGAAAGCTTTACATTTGGATTCGCCCTTAACTGAACTTGGAACAAATCAGCCATTTTTGAGCTTAAACCTTCATCATATTTACTTGAATCCGGATTTAAGATTTCATACTTTTGCTGAATTGTATTCAAATCTGACTTAATCTCATTCTCTTTAGCATCAAGCCTTCGAGCTTGAGCAAGTCTCGTTTGAACCAAAGAATCAGCAGTTGTTAAAACATCCCGCTTATAATCATCTGGACTTAACTCAACAGGTTCTCCTTTTTCAAGGTCTGCCTCCCAAGGTAATCTTCCAGGGGCTTGAGATTGGCTAACCGCCTCAGTTGCTGATTTAATATCAGCTGTAAATTCATTCTCTTGCTGTTGGCGTGATGCCTCAACTTCTTTTTCAAGTTCGTCCACCCGTTTAGCTTTCTTGCTTAATTCGGAAAAGCGTTTTTGCGCCTTCACGGACAGTTTTTTCTTTTCCTCTTCAGTTAATTCTTCCTCTCCTGAGAGTTCTTCCGCCTTCTCTGGCGTTTCAGGAGCTTCTGAATCTTCTTCTGAGGCAGTTTGACTTTCCTCAGTGGATGGCTCTGGGACAGAAGTTTCTTCCTCTTGCGTCTCCACAAAACTCTCTTCTGTCGCCTTCTCGGCGTTGTCATCCTTATTAGGTGTTGCCATATTTCACCTCCTTTCTACTACCCACTAACTTCGGCACGATTCAGGGTGCTAATCGTAGAGCAAAATTGCTCCTAAGAGGGCTATTTAATAACCTTCTTAGCAACAATCTTACCATCCCTAACTTCTTGGTTAGGATCTAAATAAAATGCGTGTCTTAAAGAACAACTAATACAAATCGCTACAGTTCCTTTTTGTCTCCATTCGTGTTCCTTACTAGCCGAAACCTTTTCAATTGGCCCAACAAATTGTTCTCCGTCTCCCCAGAATTTCTTGTCTTTACTTTCTGGTAGATTTTCTGGCTTTTCCTTTTTTGCGACATAAGCCTTCTCTGTTTTACTAATCATTTCTTCTTTCTTTTCTTACTTTTAACTATTTTACTTCCGTATTTCTTCGTCCACCTTTTGGCAATCTTAGGATGACGAGCCCACAAATATTTTCTTTGTTTAATGCTACGAAAAGGCATTATTTCACCTCCTTTCTTTCTTTTTTCTTCTTTTCTCTAGCTTCAACTGACTCTGCTGTTATTTCTACCCAATTTAAAATATCTTGTAATTCTTTAGCCACTTGATTACAAAGTAAAAACCTTAATCCTACTTCGCTAACCGTTTCTTTCCCGTCAAACTCAATTTCCGCTAATGTTTTCAAGTTACTAATTCTTGCCTCAATATAGGGTTTTATCCCTTTATCCCAACCTACATAACCTCTGAGGGAAGCAATTGCCTCTGACCTTTTCTCTCCCTCACTTTTAGGCCTAGATTCCTCAACTTTCTGGATAGTTTTAAAGACTTTTCTATCCAAATCTGGTATTAAAGGTTGTTCATCCATTTATTTTCTCGGTATTGGTGGGATTCCACCGCCTCCTTGAGACATTTCTTGAACAGCTTGGAATGTCTTTAAAATCTCTTTATCCCTAATTGATGGTTCTACAACCCTGCTATATCCTCCTTGGGGTATTGGTTGCCCTTGTGGCTGTCCTTGCGCCCCCGCCATTCCTTCCTGTCTTGGTTCAATATCAGTAATAATCCTATCATAATCTTTAATTCCCGAAGCAATTACAATTCTCTTAAATAATTCACCAATATCCAAGTCTTTACCTCCCTGGTTCATTACATCGATAATCTGTGGTGCTTTAGAAATAATCCCCAACAAACCAATTAGGTTTTCCTTCTCGGCTTCGGTATCTTTTTGAAGAGTTGCCCCTGATTCAACTTCATAATCATATTTAGAGGCTAATTGTTTTTTTCCAATCCCCACTATTCCATAATTTTCCTTTTGGAAAAACTCGGCTACATCCGGATGGTCTTGGGCAAACTGCTTGGCTTCTTCACCAAAAAGACGAACCGTAATTTCTTTTGATTGCTTCTGGACAATCATTTGAATCCATTTCCCGTAAACCTGTTTAATCGTATCTTCCATCATTACCCTATCCCATTCATCCCTAGCCGACTCTTTACTTGCCTGAAGTCTTAGAGCTTGAGGTGTTTTCCCCATCATTGGTTCAACCTGTGTCGGTTGAGCTATTGAAGTTGTTCCCGCTTGATTTAATAAAGCTGAGGTTAAAAAGCCATAAGTTGACTGAAATGTTTGTAATCCAGAAGGGCTGAGTTTCATGTGCTGGACATCAATTCCCGGTCTTTTCATTAACCATTTTGCTCCTGCTTCCCATTGAATAGAGGATTGAACAACATTATTGGGATCAATATGAATTGGAGGAAAGATAGAATACTTCACTCCATCCAAGTAAAGGTTGATTAAAGAGTTAATCGCTAACTGAAGTGTTTTACCTCTCTCAAATTCACCTAAGCCAATGATAGAATCCATCAAAGGGAAAGCGTGTTTGGCCACAATCGGCAATTCATCATTTTTATAGGGATTATCAATAACTCTTAAAAGGGTATTCTCATACTTAGGAGCAAAGATATACCATTTGTTTCTTCGGTATTCAGTTTGTAGCCAAATCTTGGGGAAAACCTTGTCGCCAATTTCTTCGGGATACCATTCATCTTCTACATAAGACTTTTGCCAATCTGGTTTAATATCCCCTCTGGCTTCTGCTTCCTTATCTTCACTCCCTCCCTTAACCTCTTTGGCTACCTTATCAATGTTGGCACTAACCCATCTA